AAGAATTCAACGAAGATTTATTCTTGCAACTTTACGTTGAAAATGCTGTTAAAGGATGGAAAGGTTTTAAATTAAGTTATCTTGAGCAATTAGCTCCAGTTGATTTAAAAGGTCAAAATCTGGACGATGAATTAGAGTATACGCCTGAAAATGCACTATATTTAATGAAGAATTCAAGTAATTTTGATGGCTTTATTAGCGAACAGGTTTCGGACTTGGGAAACTTTTCGACGACCAGCTCCAGCAAGTAAATCAGCAGTTGGTCAGTTACATTCAGAATATGAGTCTTGGTATGACCAAGGAAGCATATTTTGAAATGTGCGAAATGATGAATAGTGAACCCGTAGAGTCTGAGATTCCTGTGGAATTTGAAGACTTTCCACTAGAAGTACAACAAGCTTTTAATGCTTATCGAATGTTACGAGATGAGTGGGATACTATGAATGGTACCTACTTAGGTAAGTCTTTGATAGGTGTAAAAGATGTTCTTGAAGCTACAGAGATTGAACAGTCTGAACAGAAGTTTATTGTTATGTTAATACGTATGATTGACAGCGTACGATCAGACGAAATCAATAATAAGAAAAAGATGGAAAAGCCCGCTAACTAAAAATTGGCGGGCTTTTTTACGTTAAAAATTTTTTGGTTTGACAAAAGTGTGGTTGCGTGTTATAATGTACACTAGTCAAGCTATTAAAAGTTTTAGCCACCAACCCTAAAGAGGAGTACAGATGGCATCAAATCAAGTTAATATTAATTTAAGCTTACAAGATGAATCGAATAGTATTAAACAGCGTACTAACGACGTCAAAAACTTAAATAAAGAATTACAAAAATCACAACAATATACTACTGGTACTAAATCGGGTAGTAAAGCAGCAGCAGCAAGTTTTAGCGCAGCCGAAAATATAGAGTACGGACGTGCTCGTGGATCAATGGGATCTACTGGAGCAAGCGGACGTGACTTTGCAAACCAAGCACAAGGTCTTGGTGGGCTGGTACGTCTATATGCTACTTATGCTGCCAATGTATTTGCTGTAAGTGCAGCATTTAGCGCTTTAAGTAATGCTATGGATACCACTAACATGGTTCGCGGCCTAGATCAACTAGGTGCCGCTAGTGGTGTTGCAATGGGCGGTTTAGCAAAGCGATTTACAGAAGCCAGTGGCGGAGCTATTAGCTTACGCGAATCAATGGAAGCTACCGCCAAAGCTATTAGCAGCGGTATGACTCAAAAGCAATTTTTACAACTAGGTGATGTAGCTAAAAAGGCTTCACAAGCACTTGGTGTTAATATGAGTGATGCTGTTAGTCGTTTAACTCGCGGTATTACAAAGCTAGAACCTGAATTATTAGATGAATTGGGACTGTTTACCAAAGTTGGTAAATCTTCTGAAGACTACGCACGTAGTATAGGTAAAAGCGTAGATAGTTTAACTGATTTTGAAAAACGTCAAGCGTTTGCTAATGCAGTATTAAAAGAAGGTATTGACAAATTCAATGAGATTGACATACCCACAAACCCTTATGACAAACTTTTAGCTTCATTAAAGAATATTGCACAAACTATTCTAGAAGTATTAAACAAAGCGTTCGGCCCTTTAGTAGATATATTAAGTGCTAGTCCCGCTGCTTTAACAGCAGGTATTGCTGCACTTGGATCAATGATTATTAAACAAGCAGTTCCAGCAATTACTAATTATAGAGACGAATTGCGTAAAACCGCGGAGTTTAGTCGACAGGTAACTTCTGAAAAAATTAATACAGCAGAAACTATGTTGGCAAAACGTAGGGCTGACATACTTGCAAAACAAGATCAAGCTGCTGATGCCAAAGCGGCCGTTATTGATAAATTAGAGTCTAAACTTAGAACTCTTACTGGTGGACGTATTCGTAAAGATATTGCAGAAATTCTTACACCTACACGCGGTATTCAGGATATCACTGATCAAGAGATTAAAAAGATTGAGGCGGCAGGTAAAGGTTTAAAAAATAACCAAAACATATATAATGAACTAGCAAGAGCTATACGCGCGGCTAAATTAGAGCAAGAGAAGTATAACGCAGTTGCAGTAAGATTAAAACAAGAAGAAACCGCCCCCGTAAGTAGGTTTAGTGCATTAGGAAGATTGCAAATAGGTGCGGAAGAACAACGCAGACGTTCAGCTTCAAGTACTATTATTAGTAATGCTGCAGACACTGCAAGTTTAGTAGGTTTTAGGTCTGCTTTTGGAGAAATGATAACTAGTCTTAAAACTGAAAAATTAGGTGTTTTAAGAACTATTTTTACTGGAGTAACAGGAACTATAACTGCAGCAACAACTAGACTTATGGGTTTTGTTGGTATGCTAGGCCAGATAGGTATGATAGCAGGAGTAGTAATCGGTATATTCCAAGGCCTTAGCTATGCATTTAGCAGTAATACTAAAGAAGTAGAAAAGTTTAATAAGACTTTAGAAATTGGCGACGAAAATGCCAAAGCCTTAAGTAATACTTATGACAAATATAAACAATCATTAAGTCCCGCATCAGTTATTGCATTAGCAACTTCTTTTCAAAACCTTTCAGAAAACCTTTCACTAACAGTTGAAAGTTTTAAAGACGCAATACAAGAATCTAGTAAGTTTGATAGGATTATAAACAGTATCAAAGGAATTTTTGGACAAGCATTAGAAGATGACTTTTCTAAAAGCATTAACAAACAGATTCTACAAGGATTAAAGGGTATTGTAGATCCAAATGTAAAAAAAGAAGCTGAAGCAAAACTAAAAGAGTTACTTAACGTTAATCAAGTAACCGAAAATAGTTTAAAAGCCTCTACAAGCGGCATGGGCAGTGCACAACTAGCCAAAATAGGTAAAAACATAGCCACAGTCTTTGAACAAGCTAGTCTTGCCGGACAAAAAACAGCAGGAATATTAGTAAGTATAAAAGACGGATTCAAATCACTAGAGACCAGCTATACGGAGCTTTCTAACTCTTTAATGCAAAAAGATCTGCTGTCCAACTTTGGAAAAGACTTAGCTTCACAAGGATTTAAACTTTCAGAAGCTTTTAAAGATCCAATAGCAAACTTATCAACTTTACAAGACCTATTAACCGATATTAGTAAGATTAAACTGCTTTCGCCAGAATCGCAAAAGCTTATAATGGAAAATCGTGATGCTTATGTTGCGTTAATCAATACTGCAAAATACTATGAGGAGCAGATTGCTAAATCAGAAAAAAATATTGCAGATATTAGAAAAGAAGTCGGAAGCGACAAAACAGGTGTAGTAGCCAGTGATGTAATTTCAGCAGAGCAGAAAAGAATAACGGGTGCAAGATCTAAATTAGATGAAACACGCACACAGATGACTGAGCTTAGTGCAGTCTTTAAAAACGCTGCTGAGACTTCTATCAAAAAAGGTTTTGAATTAATAGAAGGCGGATTTACTCGTGCAATGGCTCAAAGCGTACTTAGTTCGCAAAAATCATTATTAGATAAATTACCGCAAACTGCCGAAACAGCTAAACTTGGAGCAAAACTAGAAAATCAAAAAATAGATTTACAGATTCAAGAGATCACTGAAACACAGCGTTTAATCAAAGAGATGGAGTTGTTAAGACTTAGCGGAGAAAAAATTGCACTAGAGCGTAGTCGTGATGAGTTATTAAAAACAGAAACAAATCAGCAAGTGCGACAAGCCGCTATTGATAATCCAAGATTAAAACAAATAGCAGATCGTGAAAAGATTTTAACAAGCACTAATATTAGTGCTGATATTAAAGCAGGAAAGATAGATCGCACTGAAGAGTCTAGAAAGGCTATGCAAGAGCAGCAAGGTGCAATATCAAAAGTTACTCAGCTAAATCAGCAGAAAGTAATGAATACTATTGCGGCTCAAGCAACAGGTCTTCAAAGCGGTTTTGACGCAGCTAAGAAAAAATTAGATAGTGATCTAAAAGACATTATTACTAGTAAAGAAGCTGAATTGCGTGGAGCTGAATTTAGTTCAAAAACTCTTGAAGATCAACAAGCAGTAATTAACAAATATGTTGAGCAAGAAGATGCAGTTAAACGCGTTCTAAGTAGCTTAGATAGTGTTAAAGAAACTGCTACTTCTAATTTAATAGCTCTAGAAGCACAAAGACTTAAGTACAAAGACGTTGCAGATTTAGCAGCCAAGGCAGTTCAGACAGCAGATAAACAAGCAACTACTTTAACTCAACAGTTTGATGCTGCTAAGAAGATCGCGGACCAAGAACGAGCTCGTAAAGACTTACTAGCTATAAATCTTCAAACACTAAATAAAAGCACCCAAGCTTTAGAAGCTCAAGTAAATTTAACACGTATTTTAAATGAAACTGATAGTGCACTAGTTGGCATACAAAGAGAAGTATTGCAAACTCAGCTTGATCTTGGTATAATTACTGCTGAGAACTATCGTGACCAGCTTATAACGCTTGAGCAAATGGACCGTGTTAAGCAACGCGATATTAAGTTAGATCAACTTAAAAATAGTCTAATTGCAACACAGCTAGGCTTAACAAAAGAATTATTAGATCCTAAAAATGCTGGCGATATTCAATCAATTCAAGATAAAATGAGTGCGGCTTCTATGGCATATGAAGCCGAAACAGCAGGAGTTAATAAAGTTTATGAAGCACAACAAAAATCCAAAGCTTTAACAGAAGATTTAACTTCTAGACAACTAGCTTATGGTGAAGTGTTTAAGAATAGCTTTGACAGTATGGGCGACGCTATTATTGAGTTTACTAAAACTGGTAAATTAAACTTTAAAGGTTTAATTGATTCAATGCTAGAAGGCTTAATTCGCTATGAAATGCAACAACAAGCTATGATGGCCTATAAAGCCTTTAGACCTGGCTTAATGGATTTTGTAGGTAGTATATTTGGTACAGGTAATACAGGCTCTACTACAGGCACAGTGTCAGGTGCAGTAGCTTCTGCAAAAGGTAATGTATTTAATACAGGCCTCCAAACTTTTGCCAAAGGCGGAATGTTTACTAATTCAGTTGTAAGCTCTCCTACGCTATTCAAGTTTGCACAAGGTACTGGTTTAATGGGCGAGGCGGGTCCTGAAGCTATTATGCCCCTAAAGCGTGACGGCCAAGGAAACCTAGGAGTTCGCGCAGGCGGAAATCAAGGCAACGTTGACGTAGTTGTTAATAACTTTGGAAGTGAAAAAGCAACTACTAAAGAAACCACTGATTCACGTGGAAATCGTCGAATTGAAGTTATTATTGGTGATATGGTTGCAAGTGAAGTAGCAAGACCAGGAAGTCCCGTACAACAATCACTAGCAGGTAGTTTTAATAACAGGCCTGCATTAGCAAGGAGATAAGTATGCCTATTCCAGCATGGTCAGCACAAGCATTACCACAAGTACCACAAAAAGGATTCTCAGAGTCTATTGGCGTAAACATTATACGCTCAGGCACAGACTCTGGTCCTGCAAAAATGCGTCGCAGGGGGACAGGTGTTAGTACAATGGATTTATCTTTTATACTAACAACTGCTCAATGCACAACACTAGAAAATTTTATTAAAAATACTTTACTTGGTACTAAACGATTTAGCTTTCCTCATCCACGCACAGGTACTACCGTAGAAGTACGTATAGTCCCTAGTGGTGAGGGAGAGTTTTTTAAATTACAGTATTTAGCACCAGGTTATTGGAATACTTCCTTAAAATTTGAGATATTACCATAATGAGCAGATTAAGTAGATTATCACCAGCAGCTATTAAAGCAATGTTTTCATCTGAAACAGATGAACAGCTTATAATGCTTTTAACAGTATACGATCCTAATGGATCAACAGACCCAGACGCAGCAACTACACCAATTAGACTAAGTGATAATTATACTCAAAGACTATCTTCTACTACAGATGATGAAATTGCTTATGGAGTCGTAAGTAATTCAAACGAATACTTATTTGTTCCTATGACCCTAAACTTACCTAATGATCAAGAAACAGGTCCTGGTGATTGTACTATTACCTTAAACTTTGTTACTCCAGAAATTATAACAATTATCAGAGATCATTTAAGAGTAAGAACTAAAGTTTTAATAGAACTAGTAGTTTCAAGTAATCTTAACTATATAGAAGCATCATTACAAGATTATTATATTACATCGGCAACATATAATGCCGAAACCGTTACTCTAAATCTAGGTATGGTAAGTTACAATACTGAGCCATTTCCTAGTTTTAGCTTTACCCCTAGTTACTTCCCAGGATTATTCTAATGAATTATGATAAATATGTTGGGTTACCCTATCTAGACAATGGCAGAACTGAAATCGGTGTAGACTGCTGGGGATTAGCTCGTCTAGTTTATCGAGACGAGTATAAAATAGATTTGCCAAGTTATACTGAAGAGTACATTGGTGGAAGTGATCCGCATATTGTAGAAGCAGTAGAGTTGTATAAAGATAACTGGGAAGAAATTACTGCACCAAATCCTGGAGATTTGTGCCTGTTCAATATCTTTGGTGAGCCTATGCACGTGGGTGTATACGTAGGTGACAACAAGTTTTTACACTGCCGCCGTGGCAGCGATTCAGTAATTGAATCATTAAACAATATTAAATGGAAAAATCGTTTTGTAGGTTTTTATGCATATGCTCCACAATCACAAATACAAGCAGTAGGAGCACCACATCCATTAAAACTTAGTGTGTATCGTGACTGGACCCTAGAAGGCACTACTGTTCAAGACTTTGTAGAGTTTATACGCTCCAAGTACACAGTAAGCACAGAATTAGTAAGTAAAATAGTAATTATTATTGATGGCATAGTTGTGCCTAAATCCGAGTGGGCAACTACCACTGTTAAAAGAGGCCAACAGATCAGCTATAAAAGCACTGTTGAAGGCACCTCAACAAAGCGTTTACTAATAACACTTGTAGCACTTTATATAACTTTTCAAACTGGAATACCAGTAGAAATAGGATCAGCAGTATCATCAACTGCAACAGTTGCTACTCAACAATTTATCGGTGCGGCTGTTATTCAAATGGCCAGCATGGTTCTACAAAATGTTATTGCCCCAATTCGTCCACCAAAAACAAATGATCCTGGTAATGCTAACTCCCTAAACTTATTAACAGGACAAGCTAATCAAGCAAGTCAATATGGAGCAATTCCAGTAGTATTAGGTAAAGTTAGATTTACTGGTATGCTTGGAGCTATTCCGTATATCGAGTCACTAACAGAAACAAATATTTTAAACCTTGCTGTTGTTTGGGGTTTTGGCCCACTTTCAATAACGGATCTATGCATTGGCGCTAAGCCCATAGATGACTTTTATTATGGCGAACCAGTGTCTGTACCAAGACCTATTATAATAGAAGGTTTTGCACGAGACTATGTATTAAATGCAGCAGGTGGTATTGGCGGAAGTTTTAATAATCAGTATGGACGCGACGTTGAACAAAAACAAGTAAACCTAGAGTTAACAAATAATGCTAGTAATATAACCGCTACTCATGAAGGTACAAAAAGATGGCAACAAGTAGATTTAGCCCAAACTTGTGATGCTGTTGATATTGTGCTATCCTTCCCAGAAGGCATGCGTAAAATTAATACTAAAAATGGCGAAGTAGGTGCAACTACCTGTGGAGTTGAAATACAAATGCGTCAATACAGCACCTTACCTTGGCCTGAGGAAGATACTAGTACTGCTTTAAATGTATATAGCTTTAAAACAGACGATACTAACGCGTATCAATTATTTACAATGGTTCCTCCTGGTGATGCAGAAACCGAAGCAAACTTATATCGTTACACAACTTTTTGTTTGTCTCCTGCTGGAGGAGTACAAAGATTTGACGGAGCTGTAACGGATATATTAGGTGCTAATGCAAGTCCTTACATACAAGCAATGTTTGCACAAAATGCATACAGTTCTTTGTTAGGTACTTCTGCTACTAAAAGCTATCTGCCTCAAATACCAACAGGATATTTACCAGTTTATACAGTTTATCAAGATAAGTCTTCAGGAGTAGTTACAGAAATAACTCCACATCCTGTATCAACATATAGCGGTAAAAATGGTTTAGCTTATGAACTAATTGAAACACAAGAAACAGTAGGCCAAGGGCAAGACCAGTCATTAGTTACTTCTAAAATCAAAACGATTAAAATAACTTCAGGCCGAGTATATGGTGATGCCAGTGGAGTCGATCTTACTGCTGCAGAAGTAGAAATATGGAGTACTAATAATCTTTTAACTCCTACAGTTGCTACAGGAGTTATTGATGCTAGTGGTCCTGGTAGTTGGGGTACTTTTTTAACAAACTACGCTGTTTGGGGCACCGACTATACTACTCCCGCTGCAAGTGGTTATGGAGGCACATGGAACTATACAGTATCTAGCGTTTATTTTCCTTATAGTGGTTACTACACAGTAGAAGCTGCCGCAGACGATCAAGGCGAAGTACTAATAGGCGGAGTTCGAGCAGTACAAATTCCTAAAGATACTAAATTTCAAGCTGAAAGCATTAAAGGCTTAATCAAACTAAAAGCAGGTTATCACGACATTGTACTAAATGGTGTAGATAATCAAGCTTCGCACAAGGGCATAGCCGCCAGAATTACTTATATTGCTAATAATGGAGTTAACGTACAAGCTAGTGCAAATACTATTCTTACTTTTGGCGAAGGTGCTTGGTTTACAAAACGCAAAGATGCTTTTAACTGGGTACATTCAGTTGAAAACCTTACAAGAGCCAGATATCAAGTAAGGGTTCGTCGTACAAACTTAGACGAAACCGAAGATGAAGTAGATTTCAAAAAGTTTCATAAAGCAATTTTAGCAAACGTTACTGGATATGATAGTCAAGAATTACCAATGCAAAATCCTCCAGGTTGTTTTTTAGCAAAAACAGGCGTACGAGTACAAAGCAGTAGTAAGGTAAATGGCCAAATAGATGGCGTTAATGCTATGGTTCAAACCATAACTTGGGATTATGATAGGACTTCTGGTAGCTGGCAAAACTTACGACAAACTAATAATCCTGCTAGTTTGTTTGCTTATGTGCTAATGCACCCTGCAAATGCTTTTCGAGTTACTCCTAATAAGTTAGATCTTGTTAGTTTAACTGCATGGCATAATTTTTGCAATCCTATAGCTCAGACTGTAAATGCAACTAGTTTGGAAGTAGGAAAGTACTACGTTATTAAAGATCTAGGAACAACTAACTGGAATACTGTAGCTGGTACTACTGGTATTACTTATAGTGTTGGCGAAGGTATATACCCTAGACAAGTAGGAACTGGAACTGGTACAGCTGTTTATGCGCCTAAATTTGCATATAATGGAATACTATCTAGTACACAAAGTGTAATGGACACACTACGAGACATATGTGCAGCTGGTAAAGCTAGTCCAACTTATATTGATGGTAAATGGGGTGTAGTAATAGACACAGAACGATCACATACCGTTCAACATTTTACTGAGCATAATAGTTGGGGCTTCGAGTCTACTAAAGTTTTACCAGTATTGCCTCACGCTTTTCGCATTAATTTAAATGATGAAACCTTAGCTTATCAAGCTAACGAGATTATTGTTTACAATTATGGTTATGGACCAACAACTGCAAATGGTAAAATTGGTGCTACATTATTTGAACAAATCAACTTGCCTGGTGTAACAAATCCTGATCAAGCGGTACGTTTAGCTAGGTGGCATTTTGCACAGATTAAATTACGTCCAGAAACTTATACTGTTAATGTAGATTTTGAACACTTAGTTTGTACTCGTGGCGACAAAGTAAAAATTACTCACAGTATTCCACGGTGGGGTATTGGTAGTGGTAGATTAGGTCCTGGCGTTGGTGATGTTGTTACAGGCACAACTCTAACATTAACAGAGCCTGTGCTATTAACTGCAAGTACTCAGTATACTATATTAATTAGAACTAACAATATTACAGCTACTGCAGGTAGTGGTAGTATAACTAGAACTTTTACTTACACAGGCCCCACAGGATATACTAGTACAATTACAGTACCTGCTATATTAGAAGCAGATGGCGTAAAAACTGATAACTTGTTTATGATAGGTTTAACTACTAACAGTGTGCAAGAATGTATAGTTACCGCAGTAGAGCCAAGTAGTAACTACAGTGCACGATTAACACTAGTTGATTACTCGCCTGAAATTTACACAGCAGATTTAAGCGGATTATTAATTTATAACCCAAAAATATCTACAAGTAATGTTGTTTTAGTAAAAAATAGCATTACAAGCGTACCTGTTATTACAAGCATTACTAGTAATAGTGTTCAAAGTAATCAAATTGCAGGCGGCACTTATCAGAATAAAGCTGTTGTAGCTTTTACAAACCCAAATGATTTGCAAGCTGTTGCGGTTCGTGTACAATTTGATATTATTGAAGGTAGTGTGGCAGGTTGGGATACTGATCCAGGCACTCTTTATTCTACTGATAAAAGCAATAGTACTTTTGAATTCATTAACTTATTTACTGACAAAAAGTATAAAGTACGCGCTAGGTATACAAATGCTGATCGTACTATTTGCGGGCCGTGGTCTATTGACTATGCTTTTACCAATGACGGTAAAAACAAAAACTTTAATACTTCTCCGACACTTGCTATAGACTTAGAAAAAACTTATATTGTAGTAGATCCGCTTATTACTAATCAACAAAGTGATTTTAAAGCTTATGCATATAGGTTGTATAAAAGTACGGTTACTACAGATTTATGGGATACTACACCTATTATTCCAGAAGTACAGAGCCAAGGACAGGGTAAATTGGATTTGGAAAAGGTAGCAATACCACGTATTTCAGAAGCTGGTATTGACTATAAAGTAGAGTGTAGGATATTAGATAAAACTAATAACTATAGTGCTGTAAGTTCATATGCTTTAATTAAAATTAAAACAATTGTTTAAGGGATAGCTATGGCAGCAATTTTATCCGCAGGAGTAAATTCACTAATATTAAAACTAGATCAGCCGTACGACACTATTCGTACGTTGGATATAAGGGATGATTTAGTCAAAGTAAAAGTATGGTGTTCTACAACATCAGGGTTTACTCCGTCTGATTCTAATATAGTATTTGACGCTTTAGGCTTATCAATAGTTATTCCTAAATTAACTGACGGAACGGCATTAGTTGCAGGTACGGCATACTATGTAAAGTATGCTTTTATTAGTGATATTCAGGAAGAAGTATACACTATTTCTGCACAACTAACCGCAACACCTGTAGCCGCTTTAGCAACTAAATCAAGTGTTGCATATTTGTACCAATGGTCTACAGCTCAGCCAGGAAATCCTTCTGGCAGTGCTACATATACTTGGTCAACAGCCGCAAGTTCTAATTATACTGGAGGCAACGGCTGGTCAACCACTATTGACGCTAATCCTGGAACATCTTTAATTAAATTATGGACTGCAACTAAAGCGGTTACTGCAACAGGAGATGCAACTACTACAGCAGTAGATTGGTCTACAGGATTTACTGTTGCTTCAATTAGTCAAAACGGGGCATTTGGGGCTACGGGACCTGCTGGAGTTAGTAGTGCACGAGCTATACTATACAAACCAGCACTTACAATACCTAGTGCTCCTACAGGTACTTCTACTTATACTTGGGCTACTTCAAGTTTTAACTACACTGGTGGAGGCGGCTGGAGTCTTAGCCCTCCTACTTCTTCAAGTGGATTAGAGGGACAAACACTGTGGGCAGCCAT